GCTGGGATTCTTCAGGGTGGTGAAGCACCAAGAAAGAATGAACAGGATTCTGCTTGGGATAGAATTTTGCAAGCTGGGCAAGCGGGGAGAATTCCCTAATTAATATAATCAAATAGGAGGTAACAAATGGCTGTTACACAAGGAGTAAAATCCAGTTATGATATTACAGCTGCTGCCACTAGTGCTGGTGTAGGACAAGCGCCTGACCGCCGTCGATTATACGATTTCTCAGATCGGGTTGCCGAATTGGCACCAGAGGAATCACCGTTTTTTGTATATCTTTCAAAGGTTGCAAAAGTTCCAACGGATGATCCTGTATTCCGATTCTTAGAAAATCGTTCAAAAATCGACTGGTCTAGTCGTGATTTCTTACTAGCTAGCTCACCGGGGACGGTTGTAGCTGGTAGTTCTTATGCATTCACAGTTGACGCAGATAGCGCAACTGGTGGAAGTGCTTCAGGTGGTAGTGCGCCTGGATTCTTAATTAAAGGTATGGTATTTTCAGTAGCTTCACTTGGTAAAAGTGCTGCTGCTGGTTACTCGCAGGTTTTAGTTAGAATTGAAAGCGCTCCAATTGTTGGTAGTTCTTCTACCACATTCACTGGAAAAGTTATTGACTTTTCTGCTTTAACTAACTCAGGTGGTGCTATAAGTGGTGAAGATTCGTTGGCAAACAATGATCTATGTCAAGTAATTGGTACTTCATTTCAAGAAGGTTCAGCATCTCCAGATGCATGGTCTAGTGAAATTGAAGACAATTATGGCTATACACAGATCTTTAAAACGGCTTGTGAAATGTCAAACACAGCGATTGCAACACGCTATCGCGGTTATGCAAACGAATGGGAGCGCATTTGGGCTCTTAAACTTCGTGAGCATAAAGTTGACATTGAAAGAGCTTTGTTGTTTGGTCAAAAAGCAAGAGTAAGTTCAATCCAATACACAGAAGGTGTAGTCGGACATATATTAAAGAATGGTGTTGCACAAATTGGTGACGCAGATCTTTCTTATACATCTGGTCAACCTTACTTTAGAAGTGTAGAAGATTCTGAACTAACATATGACAGATTGCTTTCAGACATGGAAGTAATGTTCGATCCAGCACGTGGTGGTGCAAGTGAGAAACTAGTTCTTGCAGGTCTTCCTGTAATTAGTTTCTTTAACAAGCTTGGCAAAGATTCATTCTTGAGCACAAGTTTGGCTTTTAATGCTCACGCAGCATTAGATGCTTCTGCAACACAAACAAATCAATCACCTCATCGCATGAATATGTCAGAGCGAGATGGTGCATTTGGTCACAAGGTATTTACCATTGAAACTGTTCATGGTACAATGCACTTAGTTAAAGAGCCGTTGTTTAGAGGTATGACTTCTAATTTTATGGCTATGGTTGATATGAGTCAGATTGCATACCGTCCACTAGTTGGAAATGGTGTAAATCGTGACACAGCAATCTTGTCTAACGTTCAAAACGCTGATGAGGATTTGAGAAAGGATATGATTCTAACCGAAGCAGGATTAGAAATTACATTACCTGAATCTCATTCACTCTACAACGTAGAATTTTAGGAGGTTAGAATATGAAAACTAGCGTAATCAATAAAAATAGTGGAGACTACGGTAAATTCACAAACGTATTAAACGCAAAGGACATCGCATTCGCAAGTGAAGCATGGCAGGATTTAGTCAGAAATGGCGAACTGACATCGTTAGCAGTTGTAGATGCTACTGTAGATGCTGGTATAACTTTAGTTAAAAACTATGAGTATACATCAGGATGGTTGGCAGATGCTACGTCGGCAATAGTTTTACCATCAGCAGACGAAGGTGTATTTATTGCTTGGGTGCAAACTGCTGATGCAGACGTAGCTAACGCAATGACGATAACTGCGGCAAGCGGTGATACGTATGAACCTTATCAAGAAATTAGTATTGGTACTGGTATTCCAGCTCAACAAGATTCATCTGTTGCAGCGGATTCCGTAATTACAATAACTCCTTCAGCTACCAACGGTGGATGGGGAATGACAGGAAGTTACATCCTGTTTTATTGTAAGAATCAAGGCGAATGGCTTGTTAAAGTTAAGGGTATAAAAGAAGGCACAGGAGCAACTTCAACTATTGCTTTTAGTTAATAAAAGATAACAGTTTTGGATACTGTGGGGCTATTCGTATAAAGGTTTAGCCCCAAAAATCCTAAAAATTTAAATTAAGGAAATAGAAAATGGCTGTTTACGTTGCAGGAAATACAGATGTAAAAGTGTTTATTCACGATCCAAAACCAGGAACTAAAACACAAAGTGCTGGTCAGATTGCGAAAGATGTTTATGACCACATAGCAGGATTAGACTCTACTAATAATAAAGTTATATCTATATCGCATTGTGCATTAAAAGGCGATAAGATTATGACTATGGTAGTAAGTGGTGCTTAAGACTAAGTGTCAACATTGCGATAAACCGAATCCAGAAAACTGGTTTTATTGTAGAGAGTGTGGAAGAAGAGCTACTCCTCCGAAGTTTACTACTAATTCATTTATTATAAGTGAAGTTGGGAAAAGGACGGATGTAGAATTTAATACTATTTCCTATGAAGAAAGCTTTGAGAAAATGAATAAAGCCGATAGTCGGTGGAAGGGATTTTAATATGCCTACAGTAGTAAGTAAATCTGGTAAAGTAAAAAAGTTTTCATATACTAAAAAAGGCAAAGCTGCAGCTAAAAAAGCTCGCGCAATAGCAAATAGAAAGAGATACTAATAAATGGCGACATTTAGCGCACAAGTAGTAGATTTAGTTGGTGCTTTTAGTGACGAAACTGCTTTAGATACGTTTATCACAGAAGGTGCTAATGAAGTTATTAATGCTATGCCTCGCCCTATGCAGGAGAGGGTAGCGGAAGAAACAGCAGTTAGTACTGGTACTACCACGTCTGAAGGACATAAAGTACTTTATATGTTGAGAACTGATGGAACAATAGATCAACCTTGTCGTCGTATACCCGCCAGACAAAGAGGTAGGGTTGCTGATAGTGATGATATGGAATATGCTACCACATCAGATCCAGCATATTACGTTAAAGATGGTAAATTTAATATTCTTCCAAGTGGTGCTGGTCTTTTAGTTTCTATGCCTACATATAGCCAGACCTCCCCATTAGACGCTAGTGATATTAGCACTATAACAAATTTTCCAAATGAAGCTGAATATTTAGTTGTTTTATATGCTGCTATAAAAGCATTGCAGCAAAATATGAGTGGTAAACTTAGTAATTCTGATATCACTACAGCTTTAACAGCTATTAATACAGAACTAGATGAAACTCAGGCTGTGTGTGATAAGATAGATGCCGATTTAGTTCTTGCAAAGGCTGAGGTTGTGCTTGCAAAGGCAGAAGCAGCAGAGATAGCTTCAAATACAGATAATTCTTCAGATTTTGAAACTGCCTGTGACGCGATGGTAACAGAATTAAATAAAGTTGATAATATAATTGCTGAAGCAAGTACTGAATTTGATAAGGTTGACAATGTAATTGTTGAAGGAAGTGTGGAATTTGATAAATCTACTGCACTTCTTGTTAAGGGTGAGGTAGATAGTGAAAGTGCGGTTAATGATGCAGCGGCTAAAATAGTAATAGAATTAGACGATACAAGGGTTATATGTGATGATGTTGGAAATAAGACAGACAGTGCTTCTACGGCGCTTGGCAACATGGCTACGGAAATGGCACTTGCAAATGCTGAAGTAGATGGAGTAACAACAACCTTAGCGCAGGCTCTGGCATTAACTGATTCTGGCTCTACCGATATAAAAACTGCCTTAACTGCAATGCAGACAGCTAATGCAAAGTTTAGAGCCGATGGTGGTGATCCGGCATTATTTGGAGATGAGTCTACTTATGATACTTCAGATTCAGCAATGACAAATGTTAAAACATATGTAGATAGAGCCATTAGCTATATAAATGGTGATTTCCCCGCAGCTACCCATGATTTGCTTTTAAACTTAGCTGATGTAGATGCAGCCCTTACTAATGAAGATATTGAACTTGCGAATGCAAGAATGCAACAGACGCAAACAACAATGTCTGCCGTACAGACTGATTTAAATATAGCTCAAACGTATATAACAGAATGGAATACATTAGCGCAAACTCTCGTTGCTGAGATTAACTCATTTGAATCCGAAGCTAGCGCTAGATATGGATGGATAAATGCCAAAGCAGTTGCGTGGAAAGGAAAATTAGAATCAGCACAAGGATATATGGCTACGGCTGGTGGTTATGCGAATCAGGCAAGCGGATTCAATTCAACTGCGCAAACTTATGCTACTGAAATTCAGGCTAGAATTGGTTTAGCGAATGGATATCTATCAGAAATTACTGGAAGATTGGCACAGGCTAGTGCAAAGAGACAGGAATCTCAGTCTAGACTGACAGCGGGCGCTTCATATTTACAGGAAGCTAATACAATAATAGCTCAAGGAAATGCTTATTTGCAAGAAGCACAATCATATATAACTCAAGCTGGCGGATATGCTGCTGAGGTTGGCGCTAGATCAACATTTGTTGGAGCTAAGTCACAAGCAGTTCAAGGGTATATTGGCACAGCTAAAAGTTATGTAGCCACTGCACAAGGTTTTTCAAATGAGATTCAATCTAAAATAGTCATTGCGCAGGGATATTCAAATGAAGTTCAATCAAGACTTTCTGTTGATACAACCGAATATATTTGGTATGAAAAACAACAAGCAAAACTACAGGCTGATTACGATAGAGGAATACAGCTTTTGAGAGCTGGTTAATATGGCTAAAGTTTTAGTAACTCTACCCACTACACCATCAATGTCTGTGACTGCTTTAGGTACTACGCCCACATTTACATCGGTATCACTTCCGTCTATTACTTGGATTTTAAGCGGTGGATGG